TGCCGACGGTTGTATTGAGTACGGACTGCGAAACAGTCTTTCCTTCGTATGTCAAGGCAATGCTTTCCATCTCGTTGTCGAAATCGGCTACAATGGCAGACTCGCCGTCACCGCCAGGTTTTCCAGGATTACCGTCGTTGCCATCCACAACCATGGGTATAGTTTCCCGGTCCACGACCTGCCCACCCACGTAGAACACGAACTGCAGCTGCGCCGTGAAGTTCTTCGGGGAAATGGCCGTTCCGTTCTGTATCTCGACCTCTGCGCCTCCGTCCTTGCTGTATTTCAGTACGCCATCCGTCGTAACAGCAGTACTGCCACCGACCGACTTGGTGCGTGTACATGACACGCTTGCCACACTATAGGTACCATCCTTCCGCTTGCTTACTGAAGATACGGAGGGCACCAGCCTATAGAGTACCGCATCACTGCCTGGACTACCGGCACGCACCCCGGTAATGGTGAACACCAACTCACGGCTTATATCCGTATCCTGTACCGTAGCCGTAACGGTTATCCTAACCTCTGAGCGTGCAGGCATCGAAATGCCGGAAGCCACGGTAAACGCTATCACCCCCGTATTGACATTGTAGCTCTCCGTCACACCGGCAGGGGTCACGCATGATATGGACTTGAGCTGTAGTTTCTTCGTACCATACCACATGCCGACGGTTGTATTGAGTACGGACTGCGAAACAGTCTTTCCTTCGTATGTCAACGCTACACTCTCCATCTCGTTGTCGAAATCGGCTACAATGGCCGACTCACCGTCAAAGCCCCACTTGGCCCAGATGGCTGCCGGTGAAAACGCACTCCATACACCGTCCTTCTTCGTGCGGCAACAAGCCCACTCGTATGGCAGGCTCTCGCTCACCCCAATCGGGTCATCATGCCAGCCGGACGGCACGTAGTCATCCACCTGCGAGGTGGCTGGCGTAGGAGGCGTCACATTCTCTGTCGTATGTTTGAATATCCACTCATAATCCCTACCGTCACGCCCGTCCTGGCCGTTCTCCACCAGCAGTTCATATTCAGCCGTATTCAAGTCCCCGGTAATGGTATAACCGTAGCTCTTTCCACCGTTCTGCGTCTGCAGGATACGGCGCCCCTCATTGGTCGTCTGAGTCCACATCGGAGGATTGTCGGTACCATCAGGAGCGACACATAAAAACACACGTCCGGCCATCTTGGTAATACCCATGTAAGGTATATGCTTGCCGGTCTGCCAGTCACCGCAATTGGTAATGCTTGTACCGTCTGCACCCTTGCTGCCAGTCACACAGATGGCGTTCGTTGTGGTGGAAGTATCGTCAGTAAAGACTATCCTTGTCCGGGTCCAGATATACCAGCCGTTTTTCCACGCCGGAGAGGTAGTCTGCCACTCGCCTCCGGTTGTGGTGGCCGATGAAGAAGAAAGGTAGTATTCTTCGGTAATGGACTTGATGCCCTTGCCGTCGGCTCCCTGCCCACCACTGATACAAGCCGCTTGGGTGTACTTGACTTCGTCATCAGAATAGACAATCTTCGTCCGGGACCAGATATACTTGCCGGCTTCCCATTCAGGGGAGGTAGTCTGCCAACCGTCCACCGGGGCAATGACATTCGACACCGATATCGCGTATTCCACATCGGTAGACTTGATGCCCTTGCCGCTTTCTCCCTTTGCCGCATATTTCAGCCAGTCGGCATTGCCGTCTGCCGGTTCTGTAGACGTGCCTTTCTCATTGACACATATCCATGAGCTGCCGTTATGCGTCACCTCATCGTAATAGGCATACTTCTCACCCTTTTTCCACGTCCCCTTGAATAGCGGTACCCGGAAAGCCTCGCCGGTGATGTCATCCACCTGGAATATCTTGCCGGACATGATGACGTGGCGAAAAACAGCCGAGTAGTTGTCGGCAGGAATACCATGTACAGTACGGCCTTTCTTCTTACCAATCCACGACATCTCTTGTGCCGGTTCCGGGTCCCATGTATTGGCGTGATCAAAGAAAGTAATACAGTTGTTGCCGTTAACCGTATCAATCAGGATGTACGTCTGCCTATCCTCATCTGTAAAGTTACCCGTCTGGGCGAGTACCATCGCATCCCCCGGCTTCCAGTCAGTACCTGGCTTCGGCGTCATGACGAATGTCTTGGCTGTATAGTCTGCGGAAGTCACCCGGAACTTCATCTCCTCGAAACCCTGCAGCTTGCCTTCGGCGTTCTTGGTGACGAAGTAAGTAGTAAGTATATCATCGACAAACTGGCTCAGCCCGTCGGCATCCGTCAGGTCAGGAGTTATGGTGTAGCTGCCGTCACCGTTGTCGCTCCATTCCTTAACCGTACATCCACCTCCGGGAGAGGCGCACATTCTGCCTTTGAAATAGGTCACACGGTTATAGGCAATCTCCGGAACAAACAGACGTTTGCGGAAAATGCCCTCTTCCATTTCAAGGATGCCATTCTTGTCGATGCACCCTCCGGAAATGCCGGTGAGGAACTCGCCGAACTTGACCCAATCTCCGAAGGTTATGGGGAAGGGAGTGCCGTCAGCTCGGTCTTTGTGAAGGAACATATCCTCCATTCCATCAACAGAACCAGCTTTGTCCGCATAACCAGCTTTTATCTTTTGGCCATTTACCAGCAGATAACCTTCAATATATGAAAGCAATTCAAGCAAATCATAGTTACGGTGTTTATGGCCGACACCGCCGCCAGAACCAAAGATGCGAGATAAAAAGTCTGCGAGGTAATACCCCATTGCAGCTACATTAGTAGTTGACCATTCCTCTGAGTATGGATTTTGTATGGGAAATAAGGCCCCCTCGGAAAGTGGTAAGCGGGAAAATTCAGCAAGCCGAGGGGGCACCGTAAAAGAACCGACTTCGGGAACAGTGATGTTAAGAATATCTGCCGGAAGATCAGTTCTGGGAAGATTTAGTAGAGGACGGGCATCCGCATACTTAAATGTGAATGTATAATTACTCGGTATGTCACGATCCGTAAAGCTGACATTGCTTTCCATTACGACTATCTGCCGCAAATAATTACCTGCATACAGATATTTTTTCTGGGATGGAAAAAAGTCAAGCAACCATTTGCGTTCATTATCATTTAAGTATCCGGTATTCTTTTGAAATTTCCTTTCGGTATCCACACGATACTCTTGGAAACATTCATCAGTTTCCGCTATATTATGAGTGTGCTCCCCATTAAGAGTAGTAACACCGTAAGCCCGAAAGGTATCTATACCGCCCAGAGAATTCTCGAACAGTACCCATTGTTCCTGCTCGGAGCGCATATCCTCAGCATAGTAACGCTGTATATATGTAAGACGCTGGCCGGAGGTGTTCTCGACCCATACATCATAATATGCAGGTAATTTATGCCCCAGCCACCCCGCAACGACAGAGTATTGTAGAGGCATGGTATAAGCTATACCTGGCATCAATTCTGTAACAGTATAATCAGTCTGAGATTTAACAGTTCCAGACTCATCAGTAAAGTATGCGCGGAGTTTGACTGTACCGGCAACCACAGCATAGTAGGTCAGGAACTCCGGAGAATAATAAGTGACCGGCTTTACATTCGGCTGCCAGGTGAGGAAATTCTGTGTCAGGAAATTGGTGGCGGAGTCAGTCAAGCGGTCCACTCCAGAGCGGATAACGCGAAAGGTGATTTCAGTGGAGTCGATGACTGCTGTGAAATCGGCAACCAGGTTGGTTTGCTGATATACCTCTCCGATGTCTTTCAAGCTGTATGACAGAAACGAGTGTACAATTTCATGTATATCTATCTCCATCACTCCGTTTTCATCAGGAGCATATACCTGAGACACCAGTTCTTTGTCGCCGGCCTTCAGAGTGAATGTCGTCTGCCGGGAAGAGCCGATGATGAAATTCTTCAGGTTCATCGAGAGCGACAGCATGTCGGGCTGTTGGATGATATTCATTTTACATTCTGTTTTTGGTGCGAATTTATGTGGATTGATTGTATGCAGAAAGGACAACGCATCATCAACCGCCTTAATCTGTAATCAATTGGGGAGTCATGTAAACGGACACTCTTCTATAACAGATTTCACCTTCTCCCCGGCGTGGATAATACATATAGCTGTAGTAGTCCGTCCGCTTGTGGTACTGTCCGCCTGCGGCATACTGTTTCTCGGTGGGCGGTGCAAGATAAACGATGGTCATGTCCACCAACGCGCCCGCCTCGAAGCCTGCTGCTGTCCATTCGTCTTCCGTCATTTCGGATAACGTACAGTTTACCTTCCACTTGTAGGCAGGCATCTTCATCCGTTCGCTCTCGTCCATGGCCATGGTTACGGGCTCCTGGAGCTGCGTAGTGAGCAACGTTGTATCCATTGGCATATTGTTGCCTCCGAGAGTGTACTTCAGCACGTCGATGAGGTATTCCGAACCGCCCAGTGCCACTTTCCGGTAGACGGGGAGGGCTTGCTTCATTGTGTTCGTCATCAGTAGCGGAACTGTTACCTTGTGCAGGGCATTGCGCAGCAAGGTGTCGAAGTCTCGCCAGAATTTTTCATAGATACCGATAGGGCCGTTGTACAGAAGGGAGTAGCCACGCGCGGCATCGTGGTTTGCCCCGACGGGCAGTCCGGTACTGTCATTCAAGGCGAAAGCCAGCATGGGATTCTGGTCATGGGAGGTTTCGGTCAGGTAGGGATCGCTTGTCGTTTCCTCACTTTCCTCACTTTTCGTACTTTCGTCCGCTACCCGGATAGTACTGTTGAGCATCCTTCCTTCTCCGATATAGGGGGCAGTTACGGAATTCCCGTATTCTCTTCCGTTGATAGTGCCCTGCACGAAAAACATTAGGCTGTCGAAACAGAACTGACTGTCGGGCACCTCCACTTCATAGTCATCCAGTCCTTCTTCTCCGGCATAGAACGGCAAGTTTCCGTCGGACACTACCCTGATGACGCCCTCCCTGCCATAACCCATCCTTACGTATCTGCCGGATGCCATGTCATAGTAGGCCGTGGGGTATTTGCGCTCCAGCTCGGTGGTGCTGTCAAGAGTGCTTCCATTGCTGAGGGAGCTCTTTGACGATAGCTTCAGCTGACGGGCTGTCTCGTAATTGATTTCCGGTTGTCCGGCCAGACAAGGCGTCAAGTCTGTCGGGTTGCGTGCGGCTATCATGTCTTTGAAAAACTCTATGCGGACAGTCTTGGCCACTTCGTCTGGAACAAACTCGCAACAGAACTTCTTGCGAAAGACTTCGAGCAGAGTGGAGCATAGGCAGTCGGGCACCAGGTGGGCCAGCAGGATGGTGCCGTTCACCAGCGCATCGGCAGTATTGTTGATGAACACCATGCTTTTGAAAGGCTCGGTCTCGGTGAAAAAATTCGGTTGCAAGGTATAGCCGAAATAGGAGAAGATACGTTCCAGTAGGTAGGTGGCACGGATGAAGGGCGTAATGTAGTAACCGGGATCAAGTGTGATTATACGGCTGTCCACCTTCTCTGTACGGGCATATGAGTTGTATAAGCCTTGTTTCCTTGTGACTCCGGGACGGAGCTGCATCGGCCTTCCATTCTCATCCATTACGCAGGTGAGGTTCACTCCGCGTTTTTCCCCGTCCAGCTCGATGATGACGGGGAAGAGGGTGAAATGCGGATTGGTGTTGTCGAGCAACGAACGGCACCAGTTGATACCCTGCTCTACGGTTTCTACTCCGGGTACGGTCTCTCTGCCGAAAACGGCCGGTACGGCAACTTTCTCAATGCGAGAAAGGAAACTGCCCTCGTTCATGTAGAATGTCGTCGTTATCTTCTCTTTCCGCTTGGCACCGAGTATGGCTTGCCGGGCGGTCACACAGTAGTCACCGTCTCGGATGCTGCATGTGATGTCTGTCTGCGGCTTTTTACGGTTGGCCACCATATCGGGGTAACCGGTCAGTTCCCGGTTCAGGTCTGTATCCGGGAGATCCACCGGAAGTGACTGCTCACCATAATCATTGAAGAACAGATTCGGACGTTCGATTTCAATTTGCGTGTCAGGTGCCAGTTGATAGGCTTTTCCTGAAGAATGTACTATTTTCATGATGAAATGTTATTTGCTTCCTATTTTACGCGAACGGTTCCGCAATTCCTGCTTGCGTTCAAGTTCAGATAGAGTGACGGATGCCGGGATGCCTTCTTCATCAATACGGATGATTGCATTGGCCAGGCGTTCCATCAGTTTTGGAGGCAGAGAGGTTCCTGATGGCGCAGGCGGTACCGGCACTGCAGATTTCTGGGCATCAATGGAGCCACCGGATGAATAACCGGCCATTCGAGCACGGATTGCCTGGTTAAGGTCAAGTGTCCTTATGGTACCGGCCTGCTGGGACTTGTCCAGTATGTCAAGTATCGGTGCGACGTATGGTTGTTTACAGCTGCATTGCTGGCCACCCATTCTTTGGATTGTCCGGAAGGCCCTTCACCTACTATGACAGTAGGACGGTCAATGAATCCCCGTGCATCAGGGTCGTAGTCGGCATCGGGAAAGAGCTTTCCATCCTGGGCGCGCCGGACATCAATCTTGCCTCCGGACTGGCGACCGGTGGCAACGCGTGCGCCGGTACCGGAACTGCCGGAATTACTGCCGGAAAGAGTCATATTTTTGATTTTATCCCGTTCAGCTTTGGCACTGGCCAATTGTGCGGCTCCGGTCACGCCCATAAGGGCTGCTGCGATTGAACCCGCAATCGGTCCCAAATCTGCATATGCTTTCATGATTGACACAGCTGTGTCTGCGATGATTTGTGATGCCTTGATTGCAAAATTCACGTCCGCATATTTTTTCTGTATATCAAGCTTTTTTTGGGCCTTTTCATTTTCCAGACGTTCCACTTCTTCCGTATTACCTTGGGCTGCCTCAATTTCCGCATCATATTTTGCATCGACCTGGTCCATTTCCGCTTGCTGCAATGCTTGAATGGCCCCGGAAAACAGACTGGAATAATAGTCAAACTGCTTTTTATAACTGTCCCGTTTGAGGTTCTGGACGGCTTGCTCATATTGTTCCTCAGTCAGAAATTGCTGTTCACGTGCGAGCCTGAGCTGTTCCAGTTCCGCATTGAACCGTTCCTGCTGTGTAGACAAGCCATACTGGTCACGGATGGACTGGATGCGTTGTTGATGTTCGGATTCAAGTTGTTCCTTAGCTCTAAGGTAGGCACTGTCCAATTCTGTCGTATCAAGATTGTTTTTCTCAGCCATTTCCTTACGCGCCTGGTAGGATGCCTCAAGAACCTTGAGTTGCGCGGCATAGTCTTCATCAACTGTAGTAACCTTGAACTCTGATTTGAAGTCCTTGACAAGTGTATTCAGCTTTTCCTGCAGTGAAGCACGCTTGGCATTCGCCGCCTTCTCCGCATCAATGACACGTTGATTGGACTTCCGGACGAGATTTTCCTTGGTTTCTGCATTGGAAATGGCCATGGATATGGCGTCCTCATAATAAGACTGTTCTATGATGAGCCTATTTTCCGCATACGATTTTTCAAGTTCGAGTACCAGCATTTCATGTTGTTCCTTACTCATTTTTCCTGATGCCAGAAAAGCTGAAAGAGCGGCAAACGAATCATTATACCATTTCTGTTGGGATTGCAGTTCTTCCTCCCTTAATGCTTCAAGAGACTTGGCGGCTTCCTGCTCCGTAGAGACTTTTGCTTTCTGCTCTTTTTCTGCAGCCGACTTAGCTTCTTTGGCAGCCTTTTCAGCCTTCTTCCTGGTCGCGTCAGAGTCCTCTGCCGGGAAACGTTTGTTGTATATTTCTTGGGCTATTTCCACATACTCACCGGCTGCATCCTTATTGTTCTTTATCCAGGCTTGCAACTGAACCTTCTCCATCTTGTTGAAGTTCTGGCGTGCTTCTGCAAGCTTCTGCTGGTTCTTGACGGTTTCTTCAATAGTCTGGCCGTTCAGTTGTTTCAATTTCTCTTCGGCACCCAGAATGAGGTCACCATACTTTTTTATATCCTGCTCTATTTGTGGAAGAGCTTCAGTATTGATGTATGCTGTCGGTGCCGCAAACATGCCGTTGCTCTGGAAAACAGTCCTTCCACCTTGTTTCTGCTGTTCCAACAGATTCTTATATGCCTGGCGATATTCTTCCAATTGCTCTGTTGTTTCCCGGATGGCTTTCTGATTCTCAAACTTTAGCAGCGCCCTTTGTTTCTTAAGGAATTCCTCCACCTTTTCGCCTGAAATTTCGATGGCATTCCCGTACTGGTCGAATGCTGTCGCTGCGCCAGGTACCATGTTCCTTATCTGGGCTATGACATTGGCCAACTCTTTCTGTTCCTCAGCGGAACGGGAGGACTTGCCGGTCAGTTCCTCGTATCGGTTCAACAGTCCCGGCAATGCGCTCTCAAGCTGTACCATCTTGTCGAAATGGTTCTCGTAAGTTTCCGTATAAGTGGTGAACATTTCCCCAAGTTTAGTGAAGAATCCATTGGCATACTTCAACATGGATTTCCAGAACGGCTCCAGCTTTTTTCCCACTTTATTGAAAAAGGCATCCATTGTGTCTCCAAGGTTGGACTGGATTCCTTCAAGTTCCTGCATCTGCACGGCCATGGAACCGGCAATGCCGTCGACACGACCGAGAGAAAGAAGATAATCCTTGATGGCATCCTCAGAATTGCGCACTTCGGTAGTCACTCCTCGGAAAGAGAACTTTGTAGTCTCCCCGGATTTGGAAGCCTTGATACCGAACTCCTTCAGACGTTCGTTCTCCCCGGTCATCGCATCAAGTATAGCCTCAATGAGCTGATCGACGGACTTTCCTTGGGAAGCGGCAAGGTCTCCCATGTTGACAAGCTCCTGGCTGGTAGGCTTGACCCCACGATTAACCAGCTTGATATATGCTTCAGTCCATTCCTGCAAGGACGATGGGGTGTCTGCTGCCAATTGCTGAAGCATCTTCATGGCATCATTGGCCTTCTTCTGCGACTGGAAAGTATTCCGAAGGACTGCCTCGTATTTGGCGAATTCCTTGCGTGTCTCGTATGCCTGGTTATGGACATCCTTAAGCCATCCGACAACCTTAACGGCAATGAAAGCCTTGGCTGCCATTTTTAACTTGGACATCCAATTCACGCTGTTGCCGAACTCATTGTTCATGTTGTTACCTGCACTGCGTAACTCGCTCATGCGGGCACGGACTTCTCTGAGACGGGTATTGAGTTTGGCATATTCTTCCGGATTCGCAGATTCAGTCATATCATCCAAAGCAGCGGAAAGCTCCTTAGCTTCTTTCTTGAGCTGTCTCATGGTGAGATCGTTGACTTTCAAGTTACGGGTCAGCAGACTTATTTTCTCATTGTTTTTGGAAATTTTGGCAGTATAGTCTTTGCACTCTTTCGCAAGGTTCTGATAGTCTTTCGTGTTCTTTTTGCCTTGGGCTTCGAGCTCCACCATAGCCTTGCGGCGTTCGGCCTCTTCCTTTTTCAAAGCCTTGGTTTCCTTGGTCAGTGTATGCAGCTCTTCCTGAAGCTTGGAACTGTCACCTGAGATTATGAGTTTGATTTCGTCTTCGGATAAATGCTTTTTTGCCATAATGTTACCAGTTTGAGTTTTCATATTGAAGGGCCTGCTCCAGTTCCTTGCGAATATTGGTACGAACTTCTTCCGTGAAACCGTACTTTATTTCCGGGAATGTCTCATGATACAGCACTCCCCAGACCACCCGGTTATAAAGAGCAAGATTACGGCGAATATGACGGGAAATACGGTCATCGGCTCCACGACGATAATAGATGTCAAGAAAGCGGAGATATGGGAATATACGCAGATAATAGGCTTGTTTCGTATCTGATTCCTGGGCAATGAACGGACGTTTCTGAAGATGTGCCACCAGGTCACCGGATCGTGAGTTGAGATATGTACGCACAACTTTTTCTTGTGTCTCATAAATAAGGTTGATGCCTTGAGACATTATATCATGGACAAAACGTTCTCTGACAAGCTGGTCTGTAATCATATTCACTGTTATTTCCAGCGAAGATAGAATAGGGGAGGGGGTACGGAAAGGACATAAAACGAAGGGGCAACTATTCATCACGAACAATTACCCCCTATATGACAGTAGTATTTAGTTTCTCGCTTGGAGCATCCACCGGAAGTCCAGTCCTGATGAACCAGGACGGTTCTGGTATTTATAACCGGCATCAAGCATGGCTTGATGAACCTGCTCCTTACTAATATGCGCTCCAGGATCAATGCGACGAATAGCGTCGTAGACTTCATCCGTAGTGAACCAATGGGTGGCATGGCGTGCATCCGGGGCAGGTTTGAACGATGCGGACAAGGATGCTATATGGATACTGATATCGGTAATTTTCTGTTCTTGCTCTTTATTTTTCATTTTGTCCTCCTTTCTCATTAACATCAAGCGCATGCTGCAGGCAGGAAATGATTTCACGGGCATCCTCCGCAGAGATGTCGCACATCACATAGTTGCCATAATAAGCAAGGCAATATTTAGACTCACTTGTTTCAGTTCCTGTACAAAGACGTTCGGCTTGAACATAAATATCTTTTTGTGCTATAGACTTGATACGGTTCATTTGGCACCTCCTTTCTGGCACTTCTTTGCCTTATAAACGCACAATGCAGTGACCACAACCAATGGTGGGAACACCATCCCGGCACATGCCCATACGATGGCGCGGAAGTACCAGCGGTCTGCTTCGGTCTTGACTTCGCAGTCGGGAGCCAAAGCACGGTAGTAACGGCGCTGGAGGTTATTGACTTGCTCGGTAAGAGCGTTAACGGATTCGCCCACGGTAGGGATGCCGGAGGCAGGCACGTTGAGAGTGCCAGAAATTTGATTTTTCATATACGAATAACTGTTACAGCAAATGGCAGAAAAAAAGAACGGCTACCAAACCCGTTGCTGCAACAGTTGATTCAACCCCGCCGAAGCGTTGGAATAAATGTTCGGGAATGATAGCCGTATAAGTATATGCATCATACTTTACGCAATGTCTTCTTGTTCGTATATGAATTTGCTGGCGACATTCATGTCTGGAGCAAACCTATGGGCATAAAAAAAGCCCAAATTCGTATTTGGACAAATAGCCGTTTGTCCGGTCGGGGTTGAAAAAACAGCTCAACCAACTGTTACAGCACTGCAAATATGGCAAAAGTTTTTGGAATGGCAAAAGAAAAAGGTTATTTTTGTTCAATGAAAAAAGGCCTCCATTAACAGGAAGCCTTTATTTATGATAGGAAATGACAACTCAAATATTGTCTAATATAAAATCTGCCGGAATACCGAAATTGTCCCGTAACCGTTTTACAATATTGAGATTAAGAGGACGACGACCATTGAGTATATCGCTGACTCTTGACTCAGAGATACCGAGACGCCTGGCTGTCTCTTTCTGCTTTATATTTTCTGTCTCCATTTTTTTGCGGATGGCATCAGTAATCAAGGTTGATACCCTCCCAGGCAGAGGATGATATGCAGCTTCCCATTCACTGATAGCTTGAGAAAGCACGATATATCTTTCCTTTTCTTCTTCACTCAGCAATTCCATATCTCCCAAGTCTGTACCTTTAACAGTGATGGCTTCCATTTCCGCTTGATAAGCACGGAATTCTTTATCAGTCTTTATTTTCATAACACGTACCTCCTATATAGTTTTTATTTTTTTCTCATCAATAGAATCATAATCAGCGTGAGTGCCGACAAAACGGATGTCAACATTACCGGCAAAAAATACGACTAAAACGATGAGACGATATTTGTTGCCTCTGATATTGAATACATAACGGTTATTTCCTACATAATCTGCAGACAAATAGTCGTTTTTCAAATCATTATGGTTTTTCCAGGATGCCTTTGTTACTTCGTCCACCCATTTTTCCAAGGCAGATTGCGCATCGTTATGCTTTCTACAGAACTTTTCTAATTTTTCAGAACCCGTTATATTCATGTTTCTTTTATTTGTTACAAAGGTACATATAAATTCCCAAACAGAGAAGTTTTTTCTTTAAAATCTTCCCTTTTTGGGAATTATTTAACATTATGGTTACTGCTTATATACCCGTTGGAAAGCAAATCCTCAAAAAAATGCTCCGGGGTATCAGCTCGGACTACATGCCCCGTCTGGTCATGGAAACGGTCGGCGAAATGGTACATATACTCCTGGTCAGTACATTCACTGTCGAAACGGCTGCTTTCACGGAGTTTGGTTACAAAGTCTGCAGGGCAGGAGGCGGCAATTATACCGCCATCCTGCAAAGTGTAAGTTGTCATCATATTATGCTAATTTTTTGGTTCTCAATTTGAAAAATACTTTTTGGTCGGCTGTCAGAAAGGGGATATTTGAAAGCGGGCATCCCGAATTCACCATGCCATGTTTTGCAAAGGTAATCATGTTGGCGGCAAACCGTATCCAATTTTCCATCTTTGTGAAATTGGTGGTACCCGAATGCTGGCGAAATTCAACTGTGCGGTGGCGTGCGTAAGCCTCAAGGTTCAATTTGTGGTAGCGGTCGTTTCCAAAGGCTGAACGTAGCTGCATGATGTTCTCTGCCTCCGTTATGCTGCGTTCCGAAATTCCGGTAAGGCATTTACAATATCTGTTGTTCCGGCGAGTACTCGGCATAAAGGAGTCGATTACCGGTTCGAGGCGGCGGTAAGTTATTGCAAGGTTGCGCCAGGTTTCAATGGTAAAGTCTGCAGCGTCCATGTGTATATGAAGGCCGCAGCTGTCGTTCACCTTCACATTGCAATAATCGAGCACCCAGCATACTTTCTGAAGTTCCTGCAATCCGGCTTCCCCTTCAAGTATCGGGCTTACCAGCTCGAAAGTATCGTTTCCTCTAAGACTGCTGTCTGTAACCAACTTCCAATGGTCGCGGGTGTTATGGTTGTAACCTTCCACTGCAACTGCAATTCCGGCCTCACGAAGTTCACGGGCAAGAACTCCCTTTTCGCAGTTATATGCCTCTATCTCGATGCCGAAACGTCTGTTGAAAGTATAGTCCAATTCGGAGCAGGCTGCGATGGCCGGTTGCTGACCGAATCTTCCGGCTTCCAGCATTTTCTTGTATACGTTCTGCACGAAACCGTAATTTCCGTTTGTTACCAAATCGGCTACCTGGCGGCGGGTCAGACCTAAAAGAAGGAGCTGCTGTATCTTTGCCGTCTTCGTTATGCTCTGGTTAAGAATATTTGTAACTTGTTCGTTCATAATGTTTTATCCTTTATTTTTCGTACAGCTAAGGTAACACTATTAACGCACATAACGTAGTAATATCTTATTTATTATCAGTGTGTTAGCTTTGTTTAGCGTGAGTAAAAAGATGATTATTTCTCGTGGTAGGGATGACGGAAAAGAGTAATCAGGAGTAGCTCCTGACCGCGAACTTCGACAGCCCACGGCCAGGATGGAAATAAACAACATGAACAAAAAGTTTCTGAACCATTTAATGGTCCGATATCTGCTACTCACTAAGGGATGGTTTGACATTGAACAAATCGGTTGCTGCAGAACTGAACATGAGTGTCCAACCTATGGATTTGAATTCGGATGAGACAAAAGGGATAATGTCATGATTCTCCGATATCTTATCAAGCCATGGCAAATCCTCAGACCGTGAATCAAGAATAAGCCTTTTTCTGAGTTCCGCAAGGAGAGATAATGTTATTTCAGAAGCAATGGCCGTCTCAACCATGTCTGCGGAATCCGAAACTTTCATGGCGATGGTGGCAGCAAGTTTTTGCCGGTCAATAATGGAGTTGTGTGTGTCACGGCTTGATGTGAATTCTCCGAAATCCACGAACAGATAGTTGCCGGTAATATTCTCGACGCGCTTCTTTACGTAATCGTATGACTGCCCGAAAACAAGATTCTCAAGTTCGGGCATTATCGGTTCCGGAAGTTTCTTGACATACCCAAGCAGTTCCGCATATTGGATAAAGTCACTTGAGCCGTTGGCGAACATGGAGACAACTCCTTCTTTTTTTGGAAAACGGGCAAAATATCTGAGCAAATCAAGTATCATAGGATTTCATTTATTATGTGAATTGGAAGTCTGGTTTCTCTGGCAATATCCGCTTTATCCATTTGGGCCGCATGCAGGCTGCGCACTGTATCAATAATTTTCTTCCGGAGGATGGTCAAATACTGGATGACATTCATGTGTTCGATGGTTTCAATATCCCCAAACCCGTCTGAACTCAAGTTGTACAGAGACTCAAGTGCACCCGTGGAAATGGCAGAAACTTTGGTCTCCTCAAGTTCTGTAAGCAACTTGAACTCAGTTTTGGTAAACAGATAATTGGTGAAGGCCTGAAAATTGAAGGCTACGGAAATAAGCTCATCCATCGGCAGCCCAGTGAACTTCTGTGCCAACTTATGCGCTCCGGCAGATGAATACCGGTCCGGATAGTAAAGGATAGCGGCCAATAACGGAAGCTGCTCTTTCGGACATCCAAGGAGACCACGTGCCTCTATGAACTGGAGTGCCGTAAGCGAGCAAGTAAGACGGTTGAACATGGTTTCTATATTATAGGCAAAAAAAGTTTCATCCTCAAGATGTATCGCCGGAACCAGTTGTTTGCAGAAACATGAGTCGACTGCATATTTGTAGTCCAGTCTGTCCAGATACCTGGATATGGTTATTCCATGCAACCGGTGTGGTGGTATCTTCTTACAGAGTCTGTATGTTTCAGAATCCAATTCCTGGAGTGCTGCATCATTATCCGGATAGACAATCGTGAACGGAAATGTCACCTGCTCTGCAAGCCAGGCCACATTTGCCCATCCATCCGTATTCCTTATTTTTTGAAGATTCCATCCCATAATCCGGCAAACATAATTCACACGGACCATGCCGACGGATATTTTTCCCTCCGCAAACCTTTGTATATCACGCATGAGTGCTTGGAAGTGATAAGGAGTTAATCCATCCCAGGAATTGGGGATGCTGTATTGCATTCCTTTTGTTATAAAATCTATTGTCAGCATGGCATCAGCATTATTATGTCGTCCGGACGGTTAAAGGATGTGTTCGTATCTACAGAGCCGGAACTGTCCGTTGACAAAAGCAGATCTATATTGGCCAGTTCCCGCTTCACCTCTTCAAGCAGAGAAGCTGACAACTCAAGCATGCGGGCCTGCTCATCCTTCCCAGACCTGCTTGCCTTAGACTCGTCAAACAGACTTCTTATTGTCGGTGGAAACTCTATAATGTCAAATCTCCGCAGGGCAATGGCTATGGTCTGCTTGGCGAGGCATCGTTTGAGCGGGCGCAATACCTCCTCCTTTTTCTCTGCCCGTTCAAAATAGGCCGATATCCCGTCATCCAGCGCTTCGCTCTGGATCGGTATGGTCCGGAAAAAGAACAGATAGGACATGTCTATCGTATACAGCATGTCGAACTCCTCCGTACTCTTTATTTTAAGAACATCAAGCATCTTTTTGTATCTCGTTTCTTTCCAGGAGGGCACGGTCTGACTGTTGTCAAGCAACTGGATGACAGTATCCATGGCATTATAATAATTCTCGATATACGACCTGCGCATGCTTTCCTGCTCATGCTTGTATATATCGACATCATCCTTACGCTTGGATACAACATCAAAAATGAGCTGTTTGGCCATGGTAAGATTGGCCATCGCAAGACGCAGGGCCTCCTTCAGTTCGCCCTCATCTGCCGTCAGATCGGTGTAGACATCTTTGGTAAGGATGATAACCATCTGCTTTTTCGCAGAAATGGCAGACGAATTGAGCTGGTCGAAAGTGACATTGCTCTCTGCATAGGGAGCATACTTCCGAAATTCCGAAATGGTGGTAAACAGTTCTTCCAATATTCTCATGACTGTTGCTGATTTAGTCTGTTTTGAGGTGAAACATCTTCCTGGCGTGCCGGGACTTCTCGATAGAATCCAAGACGGTAGCCCTGGCTGTATAAATGGGGAAAGTTTATCTGTACGGCCATATTGAACGGTTCGGAGCAGATTTCGTCTTCCGAGGTCAGTGACATAATGTATATCAGATAGTTGTAATACGCATCGGCTCCTGATTTGGATATGACCCCGTCCTTGCTGACACTGGAGATGGAGGAGTCAAGTCCCACGCTTGACAGCAGCACCTCATCGGCGCGTTTGTCATAGGATATCAAGGCATCGATATATTCCTTGTATTTCAAATCAACCGTCTCTATCTTCCAGCGTTCCTCTTCGCCCTGGCTGTTCTTGAAGCTGATTGTCGCATAGGCCTTACCCTGGTTGTCTGCACCGGACAGATAGCGGGAGATCTTGCGCAGTTCAGACTGCAGATACTTTATCAGGGTGGATTCCTTGAATTCCGAACCAATCACGATGCCATTGTACATCAGTTCTTCCTCATTGTTCTTCTTGCGCCGTTTATTCTCGTCGCAGAGTTTGGTTATCTGGATCCTCTTGGACTCAAGCCAGGCATTGGGGATGACAATGTGTATCTTGGCGGCAAGCGAATTACGTAAAAAGGAGTTTATATAATCAGCCGTATCGTTGGAACCCTTGATGTAGGATCTGGTACCGGCATGGGTTTCGTTCACACCGTAGAACTCATCCACGGATTTTTCCCGGTGATGGGAAATGGCCGCGAATCTGTAATTGGCAAGCTCTGAAAAGGAAAACTTCGGATAGATGCGGAAAGTGGAGGTGCCATACCCCCAACGCCCTACGGCAATGTAGCGGAAATCCCGGTAGTAGACAACATCTGTCGCCACATCCTTCTTGGTGGTGGCCAGCCTGCAATGTCTGTTCTCCATGGATTCAAGACCGGCAACGGGCATCGTCCCTCTTGCTTTTCCCTTTGTGAAGCGCCACTTTACGAAACAGTCCCTGAAATAGTAGTAGTTCTTAATGATTGATTTGGCCACTTCCTTATAACCCGATTCAAGACCGCGCTGTTCCCAACTGTTGAGCCAGTCCATGATTTCCGGACAGTCAACCCACTGTTTCTGAAGTTTCCCGTCCACGATTGCCGGCTTGTACACGGCAAGCCCATGACCATACAACATGCTGACCTGCTTGGTAATCAATCTCGGCAGAAGCCGGTTCTTCTTTATGTCGGACGCGACTTCCTCGCATTTCATGTTGTTGAAGCCACGGCTGCACACCTGGAATCCCTGGATGCTCTGCCACTGTGTATCCGGAAGACTTCCTCCACTCAGGGGGAACATCGGGTCCGGTTCCAGGACTGAAGCCATTGGCCTGTCTCCAATCTGGAAGGATATTACATTGTCATCGTCAAGATAGCAACCGAAGTTGCCTACCATTTTGAGATTGCCTTTACTCATAACCAATCTATTTTATGAAGTTTGAAACCATCTTGAGGAAAGCCCATGTACCTGATGAGAATACGGTAGCACATCTTGGGTTCCCCGTCTGCGTCTGTAAACAGAAAGAAGTTATCACTATCTATACTGAATCTTTCTTCAGGCAGTTGAGTACGCCATCTGCATCCTTCTTTAACTGTCAATGTGGCTGATGCCTCCCCCTTATGCCTGGAACACGGGAAGAAGGCAATGGTAAAGCAGCCGTCAGGCAGTTTTGATATCTCCTTGGCCCATTGCATCGCTTGAATACCGGTCATTGTCATTTCCATGCCCGAAAGTAGCAGGTTTCTACTGCGGGAAAAAGGACGGGAAGCACCCTCCGTCATATTTCCGAGGAACCTCGAAGAATGCCTTGCAACTCCAAAACTCAGCGGTGCGTGCTGAACAGCACCTCACGAAGAAAACGCTTTCCTTTTTCAAAAATATAAAAGTCTGGTTTCCAAATGAAAAGCGTTTGTTTTAATGTCAAACGATACCATTATTGTATCTTTACTGACTATTTTTATAGTGAAAAACAGCCGTTATATAGCCAGATTATCAGGTAAATTGTCCGGCATGGATGATAATTCACTCAACACTTTGTTTCCATAACGCCCGAAAAGAAGATAAATCAGGGCACTGGGAAGCTGTGTTGTCAGTCCGGCCTGGTTCTTGAGAGGCACTTTCTTTTCCGACGATTTGTCCAGCTCGATGCGGCCTTCCGTTTTTTTCAACGGTGACAGCATGATGGCACTGCAAAGATTCCTGCACTCGTTCTCGTCTATCAAAATTTCCGGCAAGGCATTGCTCCGGCCTCCAAACATAAGAAGCAACAACTTGAACTGCTGCCAATGGTAGACGGTGGCCTGCCCTTCGTTCATCAGTTCCACCTCAAAGCCATAACTTTCCAGCTCACGCTTCAGGGCACGGCTGTCGGTGGTAATCTGCTCCAGTTCTTCACGACGTTTATTCCCGGCACGGTCAGGATAGAGGACGATACGTTTATTCAGAGCATCGGTACCGAAAAACTCGTAGAACTGACGGGCGAGTTCGGGCTGTTCATCCGGGTAGCAGCAATAGAACTCTTTGATTATGCGGAGCTGACGGCCGTATTCCTTTTCCTGCCCGACAACAAGGCTGGAGAAGTGCCCGGGGTCATATCCTACCAAAAGCTCGTCACGCTTGTTGTAGTACTTCAAATAGCGGGCTGTGAGTAGAAAATGTTCCCGCAGGTCAAGTCGTAGAATGGATTCATAAATATAGCTGTCTGCATACTGATGTTTCTCCTTGTTGTAGTTTGCGAAGAACTTGTTGATAACCTCCTTATGGCGGATAGCGCAGATGGAAGTGAGGAATTCGTCCATATCCAAGGTCTCAAGCTGCGTCTTGAAGAACTTCGGACCAAGAATATCCTTGTTGCAGAAGGAACTGGCACGGACGTACAACGTGGCGTTACGGCGCATGTCCGCCAGGCGGGGCTGCCATAAGGATATGATGCGGTCCTGCCTGATGATTTCAAGACGGATACGTTCAAGGGTAACGGGATTTGTAGTTTCCCGTTGGGAATTTATAAGTTTGTATTTCTGATAGATAGCTACATTTACATGAAGCGCTACTGTAGATATTTCCTCCATCAGTTTCGTATCCATATTCTTCTCATATTCCTCGAACCAGTCATCTTCGCCGAGGTCCACACGCGCGGTATCGGATACGCCCGTGATTCCTTGGTAATAAGGTGACCGGCGTATTTCGGCACTGGCACCACGGAGGGAAGGGAACAAGCGGGTTTTCAATTTCTCCCCTTTGTTGTGTTTCATCTCTTCAATGATGGCGTGGACGGCAGAGCGTCCGGCAACGGACTCCGGCTGGTCCGAACTTACCAACTGGATGTGATGGCCATCCCGGAAAACGACACTGTGTTTGGGGTAGGATATGGGATATCGGGGCTTGCGGAAATGAGAAGGGAGCTTATTTTCGCCCACCACATAGTCAATACCATATTCCAGCATGGAACGCACCTTCCCACCTATGGTGACTTCCCTGGAGAAATAAGCCTGAAGGTTGGGCCATACGTTCGTCATCAGGGCAACGTAGGTCTTATGTACCAGAAACGACAGCTCGCCCGGCATGTCATTGGCTACACGGATGATACGTGGGCCGGTGATACCTTCCGTCTTGCCACCTGCACGCGCCACCTCGGCAAATATGTTGTTGGCATCGATGACATTGACCAGTATCTGCATCTGGTTCATGTAGTATTCCTCAAACCGGGAAGTGGTTTCAATATCTGTTTCCATTTCACTCTTCATTAAGTTCTTCGTATTCAGCTTCCTCAATATCCGCATCGCGCAGCAGACGCTTCTTCTCGGCCTTCTCGATGGGAAGGTTCTCTATCAAGTTCAGATAGAAGCCTTTATTGTGCTTGGAGGCAATCTCCTTCAGGGAGGCCTTGCTGTATCCCAGGTCTTCCGGAGTAAGTTCGGGAGATATCAGGAAGACAATCCCCAGGTTACGGTCGGCTTCGGCAATCTCGGCGGCACGGCGACGGCACTCCAGGGCGGCGGCATAGCACTTGCCCTGGGTCTTGTAGTCACCGGCAGCCGCACATAGTTTGGCAAGATCCTCGTACTTGTCGGCATAGTTGGACTCCCACACCTTGATGGACACATTGTTGTCGACATTGAAGTAATTGATGGCCGCATAAATGCGTGCCTTACATGTACGTTCATCCACATTTATCTGCTGCTGGGCATTGATGCGCTGGCGCAGCTGCTTGGCGGCACGGGTGATGTTACGCTCGTATTCGTAAATCTCCGCCGCCCATTGCAGCTGCTTGAGGAATAACTGCACATCGGCAGGAATGCCATCACACTTCCCGGTAGTGAGGAATGCGGATATCAAGTCCGGATGTATCTTATCAAGGGTGTCGAGTCTGGTCATATTCCAAAGAGTTGGTTTCTTAAGTCTTTGACTGTCCGTTCCTGCTTACGTCTTTCCAAGGTCTCAATGGCCGACACATCACCGGTCTCGGCTTTCTTGGCGAGTTCGGCATCGATATTGTATTCTCCCAGGGCACAACCGTTACGGTAGGCGTCGTAATATACGTCACCGGGTATCGACAGACGGACTATAAGTGCCGTTTTTTCTTTTCCACGCAGGCCGAGAAGCGTACATATACGTTGGGGAGTGTACCCCAAGGCACCGAAAGTACGCACTTGGGATACATATTCGTCACCTATCAAGGTGGCCTTATCGACATTTGAAGTTGGACTGATTTCATTTTTCATGTTATTGTTCTATTTCGTTGATGGTCTTATATATCTGATATATCACTTGTGGCACCATGGCATTTCCATAGGCTTTTATCGCTTCTGTCCTCCATCTGGAATAAGGGTTTTGACGGATGGACCGGGAGCCTTTAAAAATGGCATCAGTATCCAATAAGTCGGAAATCCCATCATCTCCTCGACAAATAGGGGGTTGAGTTGGGAAGTCTTCCCAATACCGTAATCCGCATGTATTTCCCCACGCAGACTCGTTCTCTGGAGAGAGGGGTTTTTCCTTGTCGAGCCTCCCTTCCAATCCGATGCAGTCGGTGTGCTCATCAGATGGAAAATCCTTCCAAGTCCTACACTTCCGTTCGAACCGTTCTGATTCACTTTCCGAAACATCCCGTTCTTCGTAATGATAAAGCGGTCGTTCTGTCCTATTACTGCACCAATTGAACTGTCTGCCGCTTGAGGAGTAGGAAGAAGTCCCCCATAAACAAGCTGGCTTAGCAGACTGTTGTATGTCGTTCCGTTCTTGTATCCCTTTTTGAGTGCCCTTTCCTTCATTTTTTCCGGTGCTTCGCAACGTTGGACAGTCGTGGGAGTCTGCAACAAATTCGTACGGAGGTATTCTGCCATCCGTATCCGATTTTCCTTCACTCTTTTTTTTTCGTAATCTGAAGCTGTTGTTACAAGCGATGAACCAGACTCTGTCTCTTCTATGGGGCGCACCGACGGCACAAGCCGGTATAACAATCGGTTGGACAGTATATCCTTCGGCTTCAAGGTCCTTGCAGATGGTTTCGATGACAAACTCCTGTTTATCCTCATGCTCCGTAGCCGGCATACTTTCCATGTCAGCCTTCTTGCTGGGTTGTACCATTGATAAGATGCCAGCAACATTTTCACCAACAACCCAAGGCGGTCTGATTTCCCGTATGGCACGTTTAAATTCCGGCCAGAGGTAGCGGTTATCTTCTGTTCCCTTTCTCTTTCCGGCCACACTGAACGGTTGGCATGGAAATCCTCCCGTGAGGACATCAATTTTCCCTTGCCATTCTCTAAAATCTGTTTTTGTGATATCCTCATAACTTTTTGAATTAGTGAACCAATAATTAAGTACTTGTCTGCAAAATGGGTTGATTTCACAATGGAATACATTTTCCCAACCCAACCAATAAGCGGCCAATTCCGGCGCACCTATTCCGCTGAAAAGTGATGCATGTCTCATTGGATTACCTTGTTTTGGTCAGCTATCATATCAGCTGTCTGTTTCACATCCAGTAATTCTCCGTTCCGGACTAACCGGACGGGCTGTTCAGGGAACATGGCGCGGTATCGGTAAATGGTGGCGGTAACATATTTCGGGTCTATCTCCATAGCATGACAGATACGGTCTATCTGCTGGCATGCCATGAGGGTTGAACCGGATCCGGAGAAGATGTCGAGGACTATCTGACCGGGAGTGCTGGAATTGGATATGGGATATGCCATAAGGGCTATGGGCTTCATTGTCGGATGTATGGCATTGCGCTGCGGCTTGTCGAAATTCCAGACGGTAGTCTGCTTACGGTCGGAATTCCATTGATGTCCGGCACCCGGTTTCCAGCCATATAGACAAGGTTCATGCTGCCATTGATAATCCTGGCGTCCCATCACCATAGTATTCTTTACCCAGATGCAGCATTGTGCAATCTTGAATCCCGCTTTCCTGAGAGAAGCCCGGAAATTCTCGCCTTCACTGTCCGCATGGAATATATAGTAGGATCCTCCCGGCTTGAGTACGGCAAACATGACAGAAAACACTTGCCTGAGAAAGGTGGCGAACAAGTCGTTTTCCATGGAATCGTTCTGAATGGTGAGTTCCTCCTCTGTACCGCCTTCATAGTTCACGTTGTACGGTGGGTCTGTGACGCACAAGTCCGCATGCTGTCCGTCCATCAGCGCCGTGATGTCCGATTTGGAACGGCAATCACCACACATCAGACGATGGTTACCGAGCAACCATATATCGCCGGGTCTGGCAATTACAGTATCTTCAGATGCAGGAACATTAAAATCGGTGGCATCTTCCTGCACATTTTCCGACTCATGCTCTTGGGCAAACAAGGGAGATAGCTGCCCGAAATCAGTGGTCTTGACCTCATAACCCAGGTTGAAGCGCTGCAGGGTGTCAGAATCTATATTATATTTTTTGAACAGCAGGGTATCCGGATTCCTGGTGGCAAACTCGGAATTATAGGCTGCTATTTCCTCTACCGCTTCCTTCTTGTCTGCCGCAAAAATGGGTTCATAAGGTATTTCCGGTATTGTAAACCCGGACTTGCGCAATGCAAGCAGTGCTTTCCGTCTCTGATGAGCATCGATAATCCAGAGCTTTCCGTCCGGATCCTGCCAGGCTTTGAACGCATACTTGAAACCACGGGTGATGATAAGCATCTGCAGTTTCGATAATTTGTCAGGATCAGACTTCTTGAAGTCCTCCTGAAGCTCCAAGAACGAATCCAGCGGGGCAGTAGGCAAACCACCCAAATTAAATACTTCTATCAGCTTTTCCATTTTACTTCGAATTGAATTTTTGCAATATTGCTTTGAACAGTGATTCCCGTTCACGGTGACGTCGGAGATTCTCCTTGTCTTGGGTGCGCTTGTTTTGCCTGTCAGCGCGTTTCAGGTAACACTCGTATCTGCGGATATTGTCCGTCACGTTCTTATGCAGGCGCAGGAACTCCTGCGGGTCCGTCTGCAGCAGCTTCTCCAGTTGTGCACTCTCTGACTGGTGGGCTATGAGCGGATGAATGTAGAGGAACTTCCCAGTGTCGTTGAACGATTGCAGCTCATCGAATGCCTGGAGATTACGGATACGCAGTTCCACCATGTCCATGATGTCACGCTTCTGCGGTTTTCTTTCCAGACTTTCGTCGAGCTGCTTCATCTGTTTCCAAGTGACCACACGGTCGTTGTAGATGAGTGTGGCTATTTGGACTTGCGGGTCGAAGAGGTTGTCCCAGTCGATTTGCGGGTATTCCTCTTGCTTTTGGACTTTACCGGAACCTTGGCCGGCTCTTTTTTTTTCTCTTCTTCCAGCGCCTGCTCAGTCTCCTGGGCACGGGCTTCCGCTTCATCCCTGGCTTCCTCCGCTTCATCGGCACGCTGTTCGGCTTCTTCAGCACGGGCTTCCGCTTCATCAAGCGCTTGTTTCAACTCTTCTGCCGAGTTGTCAGCCGGAGCTGTTTCAGGCTTTTCCACGTCATCATGTGGACCGGTCTCTTCAGTATGTGTTGTTTCCCCTTCGGGCATTTGCTGTTTTTTTTCGGCCGGTTTTTCCGCAGCAGGGGCTTCTGTTTTCTTTTCTCCGGCATCTTCTGCCTCTTTTGCGATCATAGCCCGGCGATACTCACGTATCTTCTCACGTGTAGCACAATCTAACAGTGCATAAAGGATATCATCGGCATAACGTTTGGGATTGCGTGAGAATGTGGCAAGCTGCGGAAATCCAGGAACTTCTTTAGCCAGTAACTCAAGGTCATATTGTGCCACATCCGGATTCCGGAGAGCCACGAAATGTGTCTTCTTTTCTTTGAAACTATACATAACATACAGATTTAAGTCTTACAAGCCAACACGCTGCCTATAAGGGAATTCTGCTGACTTGTAAGAGGTGTTTTTTACTAAGCTGTCTGCACACGGCTACCGGATACCTCGACAAGTGTAGAGGCATCAAGCACCATGAAGGTGATGGAGGAACCCGCTTTGGCTGTCCAGGTAGCTCCATCCTCAAGCACAAAGCTGTTGCCGTCGGCAATGGTGGCCGCCTTGTCGGTACCGGTACCCTCAAGTGTGATGTAACGTCCCTTATCATTGGCTGTCAATCCGCTGACAGTGGAAATGGCGTATGTGCCTTCACTGCCATCGGGGATGATATAACGGTTGTTGGTGGATTTAATGGCAAGTGCCGTTGCGCCAGCCGTGTGAGCAGCTGCCGGAGCACGGACAATATCGCCCGTATACTTGTAGTACTGGTCAATGCTTGTACGTGTGAAGGTATAGGTTACATAACGCCCGTCCTTGTCATTTTTGGACTCGAAGGAGGAGAGTACCATCGGACGGTCATAGTTGCCGAGGATGTACCACTGCGCATCGCCCACTTCCTTGAAAAGGATGATGAACTTGCCTCCGGCATGCTGTTCAATGAAATCGAGCAGCTGGTCACGCATGCCGCCCATGACGGCAACAAAAGTGTTGGTACCGCTGGTGGTAATGTCACCTTTCTCACCGGTTGAAGTGTAGGTGGGAATATCGTGCGCCGCAAAGTACTTCATGTATTGTCCGGCTTTCATCGGGATGGTGCTTATCTCACGCTGCTGGTTTGGAAGCGGAAAGGGTACATCGGAATTTATCTGGTCGACATCCACCAGGTAAATCTTGTAGGCTATATTCGAGCCGTGCGTCTTACGGTCGGATACATCGTCCACGTCACCGATGACCATCATGGCGGCCAGTGTGGTACCGGAAAATCCGTAAATTCCCAGCACAGAACCGGGGGACATGACCATGTCAAGAATAAACACGAGTGCCAGAAGCACCATCAGC